CTACGACATGGGGTCGGCCCGTAGCCGTAAAAAACGTACTCCTCGCCTGCAAAGGCGTTAAACCTGCCGAGGTCGCACCTCGTAAATAAGCGCTAGTTCGTTGTCCCACGATACGGGAATACGGATTAGCCGCTCCTTTAAGTCGGCTGATAAGGCGGCGCGTGCCGCATAAATTATTTCGTCAATTTAATAGGAGGCCATCATGGCTTTAACAAATTTCGGTACGCTTACAGGCGACCAACTCCAAACTTGGAGCCGCGACTTCTGGAAAGTAGCTCGCAACCAATCTTTCATCAACCAGTTCGCTGGCACAGGTTCTAACGCTATGGTTCAGCGAGTAACTGAACTTACTAAGAACCAGAAAGGCACTAAAGCTAACATCACTTTGCTAGCTGACATGACTTCTGACGGCATCACCGGTGACAATACTCTGGAAGGCAACGAAGAAGCCCTTCGCGCGTATGACATCACCATTGAGCTGGATCAGCTACGTTTTGCTAACCGCATTGCTGGCCGTATGACCGACCAGAAGACTGTTGTTAACTTCCGTGAGCAATCTCGTGATGCACTTGCTTATGCAATTGCTGACCGTTGTGACCAGTTGGCATTCTTGACTCTGTCAGGTGTTGCTTACAGTCAGAAAAACAATGGTGCTCTTCGTGCGCACGCTGGTTCTGGTAACGCTGGTCACGACCTAGAAGATCTAGAGTTCGCTTCAGACGTTTCTGCTCCAACTGGTGATCGTCACCGTCGTTGGGACGCTACTAGCGGCCTAGTTGCTGGTGACACTACTGCTGTCGCTGATGCTGACAACATTGGATATCGCACAATTGTAGAGTTGAAGGCTTATGCCAAAGACAACTACATCCGTGGTATTCGTGGTGCCGGTAACCAAGAAACTTTCCACATGTTCGTTACTCCTCAGCAGATGGCTGCTCTGAAGTTAGATTCTGACTTCCTAGCTAACGTCCGTAACGCTGGCGTTCGAGGAACTGGCAACAGCCTGTTCTCTGGTTCTGCTTCGTTGATGGTTGACGGTGTGATGATCCATGAGTTCCGTCATGTGTTTAACACTTCTGGCGCTACTACTGGTACTTCCTCTAACGCTGGCGCAGCTGGCTACAAGTGGGGTGCTGACGCTAACGTTGTTGGCGGACGTGCTCTGTTCTGTGGTGCTCAGGCTCTGGCAATGGCTGACATCGGTCTGCCAGAAATGGTTGAAGACACCTTCGACTATGGCAACCAGTCAGGTATTTCTGTAGGCAAGATCTTCGGTCTCCGTAAGCCCAAGTACAACAGCGACGTAAGTGGCTCTGTACAGGACTTCGGTGTTATCGCTCTCGATACTGCCCAGTAAGTAAGACTAACCCTCTCCTCCTTCGGGGGGAGAGGTTTCTTTTATATAGGTATTAATCATGAAGATTGTAAGTAGTGAACCATTACGAGTCACAACCCTTGGTGGTACAGCAGTGTTGTTTGAAGCAGGCGTACCAAGAGAAATCTCTGAAGAGATTGGCTTGCTAGCCATTCAGATGGGCGCAAAAGAATATAACGACAAGTATGTCGAAGAGGAAACAGCTGAGATCGCTGAGTTTGAAGAGGTAGCTGTGCAGGAACCCGCACAGACTGACGCTGAACTAGTCGAAGTTCTTCAAAAACTGATCGAAGAAGCTGACCCCAACATATTTAAGACCGATGGCACTCCAAAAGCTGCCGTCGTTAACAAGATGCTAGGTCGCACAGTAAGAACTGATGAGCGCGAAGCGGCTTGGGAATTAGCACTTAACTCATAGGTATACAGCATGGCAGTAACAGTACAGAGCGTTATCGACCGAGTACAAACCGTACTGCAAGACACGACTGGCGTTCGCTGGCCCGCAACTGCAGAGCTTGTATTGTGGGTAAATGATGCCCAACGAGAGATAGCCCTATTAAAACCTGATGCTAGTGCCGTTAATGCAACGGTTACGCTAACGGATGGCACTAAACAAGACATCCCCAGTACGGGTAACAGACTGCTCAAAGTTGTTCGCAACATGTCAGCTGCTAACAGCGGCACAGGCAAACGATCAATTAGGTTAGTGGGTCGTGACATCTTGGATACTCAGAGCCCCGACTGGCATGACCCTACCGTAACTGGTGATGCTGCTCATACAAATATAGTCAAGC